CACGATGCTCTACGCAGCGAAGTCCGGCGGCAGGAACCGTACGCAACTCGCGGAGCCTATGTAGAACGGCGGCCGCGGAACGGCGACGTTCGGGACTTCAGCGAAAACGTGGAGCGGGTGAAGGGAACGCGCCGCAAGCAGTCATCCGTTCCGGGGCTGGCATTGCGCCGGCCAGTGCCAGCATCGACGCGAGGCGGCCCTGTACCTCGATCTCGACGCCACGCTTAGTTGGGTGCGGCGTGATGATGATGTGGTCGATCAACTCGCGCAAAGCTGGGATAGCAGCGTCCCGTGCCAAGGGGTCGACCAGAGCTTGATCAAGATGCTCGACCTGGCGGCGGTAGTCGGCTGCGATTGCTGGGTGCAGCGCGACGACTGGTAGCGCCTCGATCTCCAGAAGCTCGGCGGCAGCGCGGTCCCGATCAGCGCGAGCCTGCGCCAAAGCGTCCTTCACTTCCGCGAATTCCGCGCCGCCACCCGAGATCGCAGCTACCAGTCTTTCGATTTTGGCATTCGCTTCCGCGACTTTGCGGTCCAACTTGGCGCTGGATCGGCGGGCGTCGATGGATCGCCGTGCATGCTCGCTGTGATATTCGCGAACGAACATGGCGACGAGTTCGGGATCGAGCATGCGTTCGCGCAGTCCGGATAGGACCCGATCCTCGAATGTCGCGGTGATAATTTGGCGATTGTTCGTGCAGCTGCCGTCTGCCTTATGCTTGGTGCATCCCCACCGGTCGGTGCCGATGACGATCCAGCCTTGGCCGCAAACCCCGCACGTTGCCAAGCCAGACAGCATGCGGCGCGGGCGTACACAGCGTACCGGCTTCAGCCCTTCGAACACCTCGCGGCGCCCCTGCACCTCGTCCCAGAGCGCTTGCGGCACGATGCGCAGATGCGGCACTTCTTCCGTCTGCCATTCCGATGGCGGGTTAGGTCGGATGCGGACGTTTCGGGTCACTGGCTCGACGACCTTACTTGTCCGGTTGTGGACCAAGCGGCCGACATAGAGTTCGTTGCGGAGTATGCCGTTGCCACGTGTCGCGTCGCCGTTGATCGTAGACGCTCGCCAGTGCGAGCCGCGCGGGCCGGCGATGCCTTCGGCGTTCAGTGCGGCTGCGATCGTGCGGGCCGATCGGCCGGCTGCAAACTCTTCGAAGATTCTGCGCACGATATCGGACTGGTCGGCGTCAACCTCCCGCAGACCACGGACCGGCCGTCCTGCGGCGTCGATACGGTTGGCCGTCCGGTAACCGAAGGCCAGCCCGGCAGGAGACCTGCCCGATGCAATCGTTCCGCGCTGGCCTCGTTTGATCTTGGCGCCGAGTTCCTTCCGAAACTGCGCATCCATAAGCCCCTTGAAGGTGCCCGCGATCTCCGTCACCTCCCCGTCAGACAGCGTGAACAGACGCGTGCCGGCAAAGGACAGCCGGTCACGTATGGCGAAGCTGTCGCCCTGATGCCGGGCGATGCGATCGGTCGATTCAGCCAAGACTTGATCGACCCCGCCGCGCTCCACGCGGGCCATCATGGCGTGAAGGCCGGGGCGCTGCATCTCGCCAATGCCGGCAGCACCGCTGATCGCGTAATCGGTAAAGATCTCGACGATCGACCAGCCCTCGCGCTCGGCACGCTCGCGGCACACGGCGACCTGATCGTCGATTGAGCGGCTATTCTGTAGCTGGCTCGAAAATCGCGCGTAGATTACCGTCCGCACTGTTCTGTTCCTTTTTTCGGCTGGCTGCATAGTCCCGTGCCGCAGCGGCGCGCGCAAGCGCCTTCACGATAGTGATCAAGGCGGGATCGTGCTTCATGCTACCGCGCGCTCGTGCGGTAGATAGCCCATCTTCCGAAGCTCGATGTTCGCGAAGGTGATGGCGCGGCGATTGCAGGACGGCCCACGCTGTTGCCACCACAGCATCGCCTCCAGCGCGGCGGCGTAGCTCTCCCAGTGGAGATACGGCAGAACGCGAAGCGTCGTGGTGTCGTGCATGTCGACCAGCGCCCATAGCTGGGGCATCGTCCTGACGAAGAACCTCTCGCCGTACTCGTTGACGATCGCCTGCCGCGCTTGATCGCGGCGCTTTATCGCGCCCGCGAGCACGGTTGTGAGGTCCGCGACCTTCTCCGCATCGGTGGCGCCCTTGCGGGGCGGGAGTTCGTTCCGGGCGTAATGCGCCCAATCTACAGCGATGGCGGTCGAGATCCGAAGCCGGGTCTCTGCGTCCTCGGCCGAAAGCCTACCAGCTGCGACTAGGGCGGGGTCGCCCTGTGCACGGTTCTTCCGGACGTCCTCGGCGACCTGGGCCATCTCGGCATAGGCATATACGAAGCGGGGCCGCTCGCTCATAACGGGTCAAATCCGGTTTGAATGCGCAGGATCATGAACGCGGGCCATTCCATCCGGCCTCGGCCGTCGTTGGCTGCGCGATCCTCGTCGCGGTAGCGTTGGACCAGCGTTGCGTAATAGGACGACGCGGTTTTGCCGGCCTCTCTCGCCGCTGGTGTGCCTCGGGTGCCGTTGCGGGTGATCCGCGCGACCATCCCAATCGGCGTCAGCACGCGACCGCGCGTTGTGGCGCGGTTGTTCCAGTCGGCGGTATGGGCCGGCTTGCAGAACAGCTGATTAACGACCTTCGGCTCGAAGGGCTTCATGCACTCTGGACACTGGCGGACGGGCCATCCTCCCTCCTGCTGACCCGGCAGGCGGTTGTGGCCCATCTGAGAGCAGCCTTGTAACAAGGCACCTTTGATGGGCACGCGCATCAGCAAACGCGCCCGATCGCGATCTCGACGATCAGCCCGAGCCATTGGACGCAAACCGTCCCGCCCTGCACCTCGTCATGCTCACGTGTCGTGGTAGGAAGCCGCTGCGCAATGCGCCGACTGCGACTGAGGCCCTTCGGTAGCTCAACACCGCCGTTGGGGTCATACGTGAGCGCATCGCCGCTCCAGCCGCTCCACGTAGCGCGCGGGATCAGGTGCCGGATCATCGCACTGCCCCCCGATCGAATTTGCTGACGGCGAAGCCAAGCCAGAACGGCCCGATCATGAACGCCACCCCGCGAGTGTCGCCAGTGATCAACTCAGCACCAATCGCGAAGAACGTCGGGGCGAACCCGAGGACGATGCCGCCAGCATGGTTCTGGGTGGTACGGAAGAACGTGCGCACGGACCACTTGATCTGCGCGTCCATGCTTACGACGACATGCCTCGGCGATTTGCCACCGGCATTCCGGGCGGCTTCGCGGACGATCGCGGCCAGCCACACCTGGCCGTCCTCGTGCATCTCGTCCCATTCGCAAGCGGCGTAGGTGTGGATGACCGGAGGGCTGTCGACGATATGCTGCGCCGTTTGCATTTCCGCGGTTGTCGGCGGAGCGAATGGCGACATCAGAGTACGCCCCTGAGCCACGCAGCGATCAGGCCGACTAGCATCATTAGCATGATCGCGATCGGGATCAGCACGAACAAAAGGTCGAACCGACGGTCTTCGGCCCTCTGATCAGGATGCGGACGAAGGGAGGCGTCGTCACGACGTGCGGAATCAGACGCACGCCACCGTGCTACGTGCGCCGACAGGTCATCAGACACCGGCCGCTTCGCCAAGAGGACGGTGCCGAAGTCACAAAGCTCCCGCTGGCCGATGTGGTCGCGGAGCGTGCGTGGGATACCCGCGAATGCGGGGGTAGGATTATCGAGAACGGAAAGAAAGGTGGTGAACGAGCATGCTGGCTCGGTCGGACGGGGCTTGGTGTCGGCGCGCATTCGCAACTCCCATCGGGCGGGGTGCCCTGATGGGTCGATATGTGCGGCTTACCCGTACAGTGTCAAACGGTTTTTCCGCACATCTAGATACGCCGGACGATCGCGACTACGCGTCCGACCAAGTACGCTTCCCCTTCAAACGCCTGAATCGAACTGACGGCAGGATTATCGCTGTTGATCTGCATGGCGCCATCCGGCAGCATACGGATGCGCTTGATCATGCTGAAGCCGCCGTAGCTCACGGCCCAAATGCGGTCCTGCTGCCTGATCGTGCGCTGAGAGCGATCGATTATTACGATGTCTTGGTCGAGCAATGTCGGCATCATCGAGTCCCCGTCGCCACGCGCGACGAACAACTGGCTTGCTGGGGCACTTGTCAGCGATGCTAGCCATTCGCGCGAGAACGGTACCTGGCGTACGACTGGATAGTCTGAAACATCGGTACCGCCGCCCATCGAATAACCAACTTCGATCTCGTCGATCATTACCGCATCAAGCTGTTGCGCAAGCTGATCGGCCTCAGTTTCCGGCGCATTCTGTTCGTCAAACCCTGCAAGCGCTAAGACGTCACGGCGTTCGACTCCCTTCTCGCCGAAAATCTGCGCAAGTTGTCGGGCAAGCGGCACCGGAAGGAATGCTTTCTTAAAGCCGTTCAGATCTTCGTAAAACGCGTACGATGAAGCCGGAATGCCTAGAGCGTCCGCCGTCGCGCGAACCGACATCCTTGGGGATGTGGCTTCCCGCAAGCGCTTGAGCAGCGTTGCCACTGGAGTTTGATCAACCATACCGTCATGTCGCGAAAAACTCGCACAATGTCTGTGCGGATTTCCCGTTGACGGGTGTACGGTTCTGCCGCACATGTCGCTCCTATGGAGACTTTGTTCGACAAATTTGGCGGCATACGCCCGATGGCTGCTCATTTAAGCGAGCCGCCTTCCACGGTTCAAAGCTGGAAAACTGCCGGCCGGGTCCCTGCAGGACATCAGCACAAGGTTCTCGTGAAAGCCGCTGAACTGGGCATCCCCGTCACCGCTAACGACGTTGTGTACCCGCTCGGGTTTGCAGCGTTCGCTGAGCAGGCGTCCGCATGATCGAGCGTATCGCCGACGAGCGAACCACTCGACTGATCAGCCTCGCGCTTTGCGGCGCACGCGCGCGGATCGCAAAAGTGATCAGTGGTTCTGGCGTGCTGCTGCCCCTTGTCCATGCACACCGTATTACCGAGGAAGGATCACGCCATCATGACTGACGTTCGCCATCTCGCGCAGGATGTCGCCGAGCGGCAGATGAGCATGTTCGTCATGTTCGTCGGTCAAACGCGCGCGGTAAATTACCCGGCGCTGGCTGAGGCTACGAAGATACCTCTGTCGACGCTGCGTACTTACGCGGCTGGCGCCGCCATGCCGGTCCACGCCCTGCTGGCTTTGTCTCAGCATCTACCTGCGGCGGCGATCGACATGCTGACCGAGCCCGCTGGCAAGCGGCTGATCGATACCGAGCGAACCGAAACGAACTGGGATGCGCTCGCGGCCAAGACTTGCGGGCTCACGTTCGAGATCTGCGACGCGCGAAGTGACGGGCAGATCGATCATGTCGAAGAGGCGCGGCTCCGCGCCACGGCCCGCGCACTTGCGGCCGAACTCACCAGCGCAGCGGAGGGAAAGTGATGAGGACGAAGCGGCTTCTACGGCTAGGCGTTCGCGTGCCGAACGAAGGTGCACGCCGCCTAGCGAACTGGATCATGCGACAGCCCGCCGGCACGCTAGACAAGCTGATGCGGCGCGTCGGCATGGGTCAGATCGCGATCGAGCGCATGATGGCCGGCGAGACCACGCCGGCCGACGGTGTCGGGTACCAGATTTACGCCTTCACCGGTGGCGAGGTATCGGCGTCCGACTGGGATGCCAAGCCCGAGGGCGGCTGGTTCGCGCCGGTGCTCGCACGCGAGCCGATGCGGAGGGCTGCATGACCGCCGCCCGCAAGCTTGCACGGTGCTCGTTCGCCGTGACCGTCGAAGAGTTCGACGATTGGGTTGATCGTGCTGAGCCGAAGGACGCGCTGATCTATGCGAGCGGGACCGAGATTCCCCGCGCTGCACCCGCATGGAAGCATGCGATGTCGCTCGTCGATGATGGCATGATCACGCTGACCTATCAGCGCGCTGGCGGTGGCATCACTGAATATCTGGCGATCCGCCTGACCACGGCCGACGCGCCGGCTTTCGTGTCGACACCGGTTGTCGAGATCGACGAGACGAATCCGGCGGAGCTGGTGTTGCGCGAAATCCGCCGAGCGGCGAGTTTCAAATTGCCGTGTCCGTCGAACGCCGTGATCGCGCAGCGTTGCGGGTTGAGCGATGCCGCTGCCGCCAGCTACCGCATCCGCCAGTTGGTCGCCGCCAAGCGGATCACGATCGAGTCGCAGGGGCCGGGCGAACCGCGCGTCGCGACGATCGTCGGTTCGGGCAAGTCGACGGCGAAGGCCGGCTGATGGGCCAGAAACTTTCCGAACGGCCGGCTGGGGCCTGCCTGTATCGGGAGATCCGAGGCTACTGCGTTTCGGTCGACTGCACGGTCGAAGACTTCTCGCGCGCCAGCGGGATAGCCAACACGACGATCTCGTCCATTCGTGGTGCGCTCTATCCTTCGCCTACAACGGTCGCACGAGTGCGCGAGTTCATCGCCGCAAATCCGGGCGGCATCTCTGCACGGACCTTGCCTGCACGCGGACCGAAGACGACGGCTAGGGATGGGGCGCGCGGTTTGGCGGCGGCTAGGCAAGTTAGCTTAGCACCGGCTCGCCCGAACCCTGTCGCTGTAGCAGCTGCTGCGCGCGAGTCTGTATTCCGTCCAGGTATGCGCGCGATCGCGGAAAAGGCTCCTGCCTATGTCCAGTCGCTGCGGCGCGATCTCACGCGAGCCGAGCAGATCTCGACGATGTTCGTCGAAACACCCGGCGATACGGTCGCGCTTATCAAGCGCCGCTGGCCAGATGTTTGGAGCCGCGTCGTCGACGCCGCTCGTGACGTTGGGCAAGCGCCTGGCGCGATGCTCGTTTCGTTGATCGAACGTGGCCTCGAAGCGGAGAACCTTTCATGAAGAACAAGCTAGCTGACCTTAACAATCACTTGTTCGCACAACTCGAACGACTGTCGGAAGAAGATCTGACGGCAGAGCAGATCGACCAAGAAGCGAAGCGGACGGACTCCATTGTCGCAATCGCAGAGCAGATCGTCCGAAATGCTGACCTGCAATTGAAGGCAGCGACGATCATTGCCAATCACGGCGATCGCTTCATTCCCATGCTCCCGTCTTTGGGAAAATCGGAATGAAGGGCACTTGTATCCCGTACAGCGCCGAAGAACTGGCATGGATAGAGACGCGTAAGACTGAGCCTCGGCACGAAACTCACGCGGGCTTCTGTGCCGAGTTCGATAGGACCGACGTGACGCTTCAAAACTTGAACGCCGTTTGCAAGCGCAACGGCTGGCTGACCGGCCGCACTGGTCGCTACGATCCCGGCACTACGCCACCCAACAAGGGCAAGACGATGCCGTTCAACGCGAATAGCGCGGCGACCCGGTTCCAGAAGGGGCAGCGTACCGGTCGAGCTAACGACCTGTGGAAGCCGATCGGAACCGAGCGGGTCACCGAAGATGGGTATATCGAGCGCAAGGTTCATGACGGGCTGCCGATGCAGTCGCGGTGGCAGTTGCTTCAACGGATCGAGTGGGAAGCTGCCAATGGGCCGATCCCCGCTGGCTATGCGCTGAAATGCCTTAATGGCAACAAGGCGGATACATCCGCATCGAACTGGGAGGCAGTACCTCGCGGCGTTCTCGCGCGCCTGAACGGTGGTCGCTTCAAAAAGCGGATCGCGTTCGACGCTGCGGCACCGGAATTGAAGCCGACCTTGATGGCGGTCGCGCGTCTAGAGCATCAGGCGCACACACTCCGTAAGCGGGCATCGCAGGCGTGACCGCCCCCCATCACGATCTGTTCGACCCGGCGCAACCGTGGGACGCCGGCTGTGAGCGCGAGCATCGTGCGTTCGGCGTCTTTATGGCGAAACGCTTCCGTAAAGCGGCGGGGCGGTCCGTCCATGCGCTTTCGCAAGAGGACGCCGCGCACGCTGTTATTGTCGGGGCACTGATGGCCGTCCTGACGACTGCGCGCGCGGTCCAGGACGGTGACGGGTTCTCAGCTGCTCAGCGTGCCGCGTGGCATGACCTCGTCGATTTCGGCTTCACGTTCGTCGAGGGCATCGTTCCCCGTGGCGAAGAGTCGGTCCAGTGACACCGCCGCTCGATCCGCCCGGGTGAGGCATCGACCGGCCGGGCCGTCCGACGGCCGTCAACAATGCGTCTCGTCTCCGGGTGAAAGTTAAGCTGTGTCCGTTCACAACCTGCCGTCCGCCATGTGTTCGGCGGCGCTGCAATTCGTGCGCCGCGGGTGGGCCGTGTTCCCCTGCCGCGAGCGTGATTTCACAACCGAGCCGAACAGCGCCGGCAAAACCCGCACCTTCAAGGCCAAGGCACCGTATACCGGGCAGGGCCTGAAGGACGCGACCACGGACGAGGCGCGTATCGTCTCGTGGTGGCGCGATCATCCCGAAGCGCTGATCGGCCTGCCGACCGGCGTGAACGGTTGCTTCGTGCTCGACTTCGATCCTCGCGAGGACGCAGCGACTGGCGAGATCTGGACGCTCGAAACGCTCAAGGCGGATCTCGAAGAGCAGATGGGCTGCACGTTGCCGCGGTCCGTGACGGCCGTCACGCAATCCGACGGCGTGCACGTCTATTTCCGCCAGCCTCCCGGCGAACCGATCCGCAACCGCGGCAACCTCCCGGCACACGTCGACGTGCGCGGCCTGGGCGGATACGTCATCGCTCCGCCGAGCATCATGACGGAAACCGGTGCGCGCTATCGTTGGCTCGATCGCGGCGACTGGCGTGACGACGCGGCGATCGCCGACGCGCCCGCCGCGCTGATCGAGATCCTGCGCAGCCCGAAGGCTAAGAAACCCGCGCCGGTCGTCGCATCGGTGGGCCCGGCCGATCGCAGCACGCCGTCGCCTGCCAAGCGCGAGGCGGACGTCGACGAGGATATCCGCCGGTACGGGATGCGGGCGCTCGACGGCGAGTGCCGCGAGATTCGGCAGGCCGCGTCGGGCAAGCGCAACGATCAGTTGAACGTCAGCGCGCTCAAGATCGCGAGCCTCGTGGCGGCGGGCGCGCTCGACGAGCGGTTCGCCCGGTCGACGATCGAAGCGGCCGCGCGGGACAATGCCGGCGGCGATGACGAAGCGCAGCTGCTCGCCACCGTGAACAGCGGCTGGACCGCCGGGATGAACAGTCCTCGTGATCTCGCAGAGATCACGGCCGCATCACGTTCCCGGCGGGAGAAGCCGCCTCGCGCCGCCTCCCGCCCTTCGCCCCCCGCCCCCGGTTCGACTGACGATGGCCAGCCAAGCTCCCACGAGGGAGGGCCGCGCTTCGATATCGGACGAAAGGGGCCGGGGGGCGACGGCGCGGACGCGCTGATGCGGACGTGCGCGTTCCTGCCGCATACCGACCTCGGCAATCTCGAACGCTTCCTGAAGCGTCACGGGCGAGATTTCTTGTTCGTCGAGCAATGGGGGTGGCTCGCATGGGACGGTCGACGCTGGAACCGGGATATGGCGATCTCGCTGCTCGGCCGCGCGGTGCAGGACACGATGCGGACGATCCAAGAGGAAGCGGAGCTCATTCGTGAATCCGGCATCAAAGAGGATCCGATGCCGCTTTGGGATGCCGAGCAGGTGCGTGCACACGAAGCGCAGCAGCGCAGCCGGTTCGATCGCATCGTGTCCAACAAGCGAGGCGTCATCACGCTGTTCTCCGACACGATCGCCAAGTGGGGCCGAACGTCGGAAGGTGCAGGTCATATCGCGTGCATCGCCAAGATGGCGGAGGCGCGGCTGTCGTCGCGCCCCGACGACTTCGACGCGGATCCGCTGCTGCTCAATATAGAGAACGGGACGTTGCAGTTTCGGCGGCCGGGAGAAGGTCATGGTGCCGGCGTGCGGCTATGCCCGTCGAACCGCGATCACCGGATCACGAAGATCGCCAACGTCTCGTACGACGCGGATGCCCGATCGCCGTTGTACGATGCGTTCCTCGAACAGGTGCAACCCGATCCGGAGATGCGCGAGTTCCTCGATTGCTGGGCCGGATACAACGCGCTGGGCCTCGCCGACGCGCAAAAGATGGCGCTGTTCTACGGGCAGGGTTCGAACGGCAAGGGAGTCTGGATCAACACGCATGCCGGCATCCTCGGCGACTACGCGTGGGCCGCGGGCATCGAGACGTTCATCGACCAGGGTAAGTATCGCAAGGGCAGCGACGCGTCGCCGGATCTGGCGGCGCTCGCCGGCCGGCGCATGGTCTACGCGAACGAACCGGAGGATGGATCGAAGTTCTCCGACGGTCTGATCAAGGCGATGACAAGCGACGAACCGATCGGCGGTGTACGCGAATTGATGAAGCCCCCGTTTCAGCTGCTCGTCACCTTCACCAACACGGTGTCGGCGAACAACATGCCGAAGATCGGAACCGACCACGGCATCCAGCGCCGTGTGCAGGTTATCCCGTGGGCCGTGATCATCCCCGACGCGCAACAGGATATCCAGCTGAAGGCCAAGCTACAGGCGGAGCGGAGCGGCATCCTCAACCGGATGATACGCGGTGCCATCGCGTACCTCGGAAGCGGCCTGCCGACGCCTGAGGCCGTCAGGGCGGCAACGCGCGAGTATCAGGAAGAGAACGACATCCTCGGGCAGTTCCTGACGCTCTGCATCGAGCGTGCGCAAGGCCAGCTGATGGGCGCCACGCCGCTGCATCAGCTGTTCGCCGCGTGGCAGACATGGGCTCAGCTGCTCGCCGGCACTGGCAAGCCTTGGTCGGCCAAATACCTGAACGCCCAGATGCAGCGGAAAGGCTTCAAGATCCGCAAGTCGAGTTCGATGGTCTGGGACGACATCGCCGGCCGATACGATCCGCATGACTTCGTCGACAGCGATGGGAAGGCGGTGACGCGCGAACTGCCGCCGCCACGCAGCCCGTCGTCTTCGCCATTCCCTGCCCCCTCGGTCAGTGCGGGGAGCGACTTTGACGAGCCTCTGTAATCCTCCCTCACTCCCACCAATGGGAGGATCGGCAACACTCGGGAAGCGCGGTTTTCTGCGGTTCCGGGAGGGTGCGGGAGCTTGGGAGCCAAATCCTGACCCGTCCACCTAGTGTGCGCACAGGCGCGCGTGCGGGATTACCCGTGATTTCACTCCCACCTTCCCGGAGCAAAGCTATATGACTGATAATACTACATTCTATCCTCCCAATAAGCCTCCCATTCATGGGAGTGACAACGGTGCTGTTACCTTCGATCTCGTCGAAGAGCGTTTGGTCGAGGCTTGGGGCTTCCTGCGTCGCATGCCTGACCGCGAGGCTGGCTGGCTGATGGATGTGCGCGCCTCGTCGATCTATGAGCGCGGGCAGCTGTCGCGGCAGGAACTGTGGGAGATGTATCAACTCGACAGCGATGACTACGATCGCGACGCACTGCCTCGGCTGCCGGGCCTGCGCTCGGTCGAGGTCGATCGGATGGAGCAGGCGCTCGGGTGGATGGGCTGGGTTGATGCGCGCGACCGCAAGCTGGTCGGGATCATCCTCGGCCAGCTGGAGCGCGGTGCATCGCGGCCCGCCTGGGCATCAGCTGCGAAGGCAATGGGTGCCACGGTCGAGCCCGACACCCTGCGCAAGCGCTACTCGCGCGCGATCACGCGGATAGCGATGAAGCTCGATAAGGTAGGGAATGGCTGTTTTGCGCGCCTAGAGCATGTGAAGCCCTAGAATGCATTGCGGGGCGAAATAAACAATTCCGTCTCTAGGGGTCTGTGGGCCTATTCACCAATACGTTCGGCGAGACGTGCAAGCGCATCGGTGAGCAACCCTCCCCTGTTACCTCCTTCGACGGGCGGCGTGGCTTCGGCCTCGCCGCCCGTCGCCGTTTAGGCATATGCGCATGGGCCGACTGAAGAGCCTGCCACCGCGCCTATCCGCGCCTGCATCCCGGCTAACATACCTGCCGGGTGATCGTCAGGCGTTCGACCGGGACCGCGATCAGCAGGGCTGGCGCAAGTGGTACAAGACTGCACGGTGGCAGAAGCTGCGCATGTCCGTGCTCATCCGTGACCTCTTTACGTGCCAGAAGTGCGGGCGAATCGAGGGTGACACGTCGCAGCTGGTTGCGGATCACCGGCAACCCCATCGCGGCGTCGAGGCGCTGTTTTGGGACTTCCTCAACCTCTGGACCCTCTGCAAGCCATGCCACGATAGCTGGAAGCAGCGGCAGGAACGAAGCGGCATCGGGTGACCGGGGGGGGTCGAAACCTCACAAGGGCGCCGGCCCCTAGACCGCTAACGTTCTCACGCGGAGATTTTATTTCGTCATGGCTGAAATTTCGGGTCTCGATCTCTTCGGTGATCCCGTCCAGCCGGACCGGGAGACCCGTGGAAGGCCGGAGCATTCGTGGTCGCTCGCGAACTCCAACAAGGTTCTGATTGCGTTCGCGCGCGGTCTGACGGTGAAAGAGGCAGCAGTAGCGATCGGGGTCTCGGTCCCGACGCTGCGCAAGCATTATTTTGCCGAGGTCGGGAAGCGGCAGGCGGCGCGGGTCCGGATGGAGATCGCGCAGCTGGCCCGCCTCAACGACGCGGCCTCGGGCGGCAACGTCGCTGCCGAGAAGGAATTGTTCAAGCGGATGGACAAGGCGGCGCTTGCCGAACTGGCCGAACGTGTGGCGGATCGCGGCAACGCGAAGCCGTCAGCACAACCTAAGCTTGGCAAGAAGGCATCAGCGAAGGCTGCGGCTGGACAGGTCACGGGCAAGTTCGCCCCACCGCCGCAGCCGAAGCTACTCAATTGACGCCGGTTTGGTCGACCGCCTGCTGTGATTGGGAAAAGCGGATCGTCCAGCGTCGATCGCTAATACCGTTCGACCCGCTGTTTCCCGATGAGGCCGCTGCCGCGCTGGCGGTGTTCAAGTCGCTCCACATCGTCGATCTCCCCGGCGCGCCGACGTTCGGCGAGGCGTGCGACCAATGGGTGTTCGACTTCGTGTCGGCTATCTTCGGCGCGTACGACCATCGATCCGCGCGTCGCCTGATCCGCAAGTTCCTCCTGCTAATTAGCAAGAAGAATTCGAAATCGACGATTGCGGCCGGGATCATGGTCACGGCGCTGATCCGCAACTGGCGGTTCAATGCCGAACTCCTGATCCTCGCGCCAACGATCGAGGTCGCGGGCAACAGCTTCGATCCCGCGGCCGGCATGGTCCGCCATGATCCGGAACTCGACGCGCTGCTCGACGTCATCGATCATCAGCGCCTGATCAAGCATCGGACGACCGGCGCCGAGTTGAAGGTCGTAGCGGCGAACAAGGACGTGGTCAGCGGCACGAAGGCGGCGTTCGTGCTGGTCGATGAGCTCTGGCTGTTCGGCAAGCGTGCAAACGCCAAGGCTATGCTGCGCGAGGCGACGGGCGGACTGTCGTCGGCCCGCGAAGGGTTCGTCGTCTACCTGACGACGCACAGCGACGAAGAACCGCGGGGCGTCTTCAAAGACGAGCTCGACCATTTTCGCGGCGTCCGCGATGGCACGATCGATGATCCGGCCAGCCTGGGCGTCCTATACGAATTTCCTCCCGCGATGCTGGAGCGAGATGACTTCCTCAAACCGGCGAACTTCTACGTCACGAACCCGAACATGGGCCGGTCGGTTCATGAGGATTGGATTGAGAACGAGCTAGCGCAGGAGCAGCGCGGTGCGGGCGAAGGGTTGCAGATCTTCCTAGCGAAGCATCTCAACGTAGAGATCGGCACACGGCTTAGTCGGGACCGCTGGACCGGTGCCGAGTTCTGGGACGGCGCTATCGATCGCACGTTGACGGTCGCCGAATTGATACGCCGATGCGAAGTGATCGTTGCCGGCGTCGACGGTGGTGGCCTGGACGATCTGCTCGGGCTTTGTCTGATCGGACGCGAGAAGGGCTCGAAGCGCTGGCTCGTGTGGTGCCACGCCTGGGCGTGGTCGATCGTGTGGGATCGCCGCAAAGACATCGCGACGAAGCTCGATGAACTGGTTTCCGAGGGTTCACTGACAAAGTGCAAGATGATTGGCCACAATGGCGGCCCATCGATCGAGGACGAAGACGAAGCCGAGGAACTGACCGAGGATATCCGCGGTGTCGTGGATATCCTCGTGCGGGTCCGCGACGCAGGGCTCTTCCCAGAGAAAGAGGCGATTGGCCTCGATCCTGTCGGGGTCACCGCAATCGTCGACGAGTTGGCGACGAAGGATTTCACGGACGGACAATTCTCAGCGATCGGACAAGGCTTCAAGCTGTCCAGCGCCGTGAAGGGGTCCGCCCGCAAGCTCGCGGCGCGCACCATGCGCCACGACGGCTCGGCGCTGATGAAATGGTGCGTCGGCAACGCGAAAATGGAGCCGCGCGGAACTAGCGCGGTCGCCATCGTCAAGGCGTCCGCCAGTGCCAAAATCGATCCACTCGCCGCAATGTTCAACGCGGTGATGTTGATGACCAGAAACCCAGAGGCCGCAGGCGGCTTCGTCTATGAGGAAAGGGGCATGTTGATACTCTGATGCCCAGCCCAGACGATTACCGCCGTGTCGCGGGTGGATTCAACTCCGCCCACGGCCATATGGCTATAGCGCCGGTCACCGGGCGCCCTACCCCGTCCAACGTGACGGACGGTCGCTTCTTCGGCGATGATACCTGGACGTCGCTCGTCGCCGCGATGCCGATGGAGGCGAACACCGCTGAGACGGCCGCACGGGTCGCAGCCGTGTTCTTCTGCGTATCGATCATCGCTGAGGCGGTCGGAAGCCTCGCCTTGGAGTTCAAAGACGACAACGGCATTCGCGACGACTTCCCGCTTGCGAACGTCCTCTCGTACGAACCGAACCATCTGCAGACCGGTGCCGAATTCTGGGCGGCGATGGCCTTCACTTGCGTATTGCGCGGCGAGGCGTTCGCGGAACCGACGGTTGGCGTCGACGGGCTGGAAATCTGGCCGCTGTCGCCGCTCCGTACCACGGCTAATTGGGGCGAGCGCAGCATGTCGGTCGATTACGCGTCCGAGACCGGTATGCGTCGTCTGCTGCCGCAGGAATTATTTTGGTTCACCGGCCTCGCTGATGGCGGTCTTCGCCCTCTCGTGCCGTGGAAGCAGGCCAAGGGCGCGATTGATTTTCAGCTGGCGCTCGAAGTCGGGTCGCGAGCGTTCTTCAAGAACGATCGTCGCCCGTCCGGTATCGTCACCACCGAACAGAAGCTGAGCGACACCTCCGCAGAGCGTCTTGCGGCGGGTGTCGCGGCATGGAAGCGAGGCGGAACACCAGTCTTCGAGCAGGGTGTGAAGTACGCTCCGGTCGGCACCAACAACGTCGACTCCCAGCTGCGCGAGCTGTTCTCTCAGCGTACATTGGAAATGGGCCGCTACTGGCGCATCCCGCGATCAATGATCGGCGACGAAGGCGGGAACGCCGGCAACAACGAACAGGACACGCGGTCGTTCGTGAATTGGGCGCTTCGACCGCTGACCCGCCGCATGGAACAGGCGATCACTGTTCGCATGGTCCCGCCCGAACTTCGAGCGCAGAAGGTACGGGCCAAGTTCAACCTCGACAGCATGCTGCGCGGCGATTCAGCCACCCAGTGGAAGAACGCTGTGCTGGCACGCACCGCCGGCATTCTCAGCGTCAACACGATCGGCACGCAGTGGTTCGGCCAGCCTAAGATCAACGAGGCTTGGGCGGACGATCCGCGGGCCGCACTCAACAGCAACCGGGCTGCCGATACCCTCACGGGCGGCGAGACTTCGCCGCAAGACAAGGTGGAATAGACGATGGATCATCTCATGGCGTCGTCGGCCCTTTGGGCGATGCACCCGACCTTTCTCGCCGCGGCTCTGAAACAGAGCGGCGTCGAGGCGTTGCTGCCCGACGCGCTCCGGGCGTTCGCAGGATCGCTTAGCGGTCAGCAGGCTGCGAAGCCCGCCGACCCGATCCGCGAGGGCTCGACGTTCATCATGCCGATCACCGGCATGCTCGCACCGCGCGGCCTGGGCGGGTCGACCTATTACGACACGATCGCCGATCGCGTCCGCGAGGCGGCAGCCGATCCCAAGATCGGCGCGATCGTCCTCCCGATCCGCTCGCCTGGCGGTTACGTCTGGGGCTGCTCCGAGGCTGGCGACGCGATCTTCGAAGCACGCGATGCCAAGCCAGTTATCGCCGTTGCCGATCCCTACTGCTTTTCGGCTGCCTACTGGCTGGCAACACAGTGCAGCGCGTTCCACTGCACGCCATCAGGCGAGGTCGGCTCGGTGGGCGTGCGGTCGGGCCATACGGACATGTCCGGGTTCGAAGACAAGATCGGCATGAAGACCACGCTGATCGGTTCACATCCGGACAAGATTGCGGGTCATAGCCACGCGCCGCTTGATGATGACCACCGCGCCGATATCGAGGCAGCGGTAGGTGAGTCCAACGTCGCGTTCGCTGCGGCCATCGCACGCGGCCGGGGCATGAAAGCGAGCGACGTCGCTGCGGTGCACGGCACGGGCAAGACGTTCTCGGCATCGCGTGCGCTGGCGAACGGCGCGATCGATGGCATCAGCACGCTCCGCGACGTCGTTGCCAAGTACAACACCGGCCGCGCCCGCCTGTCGCTGATGCGACGGCAGGCAGCGGCCTTGGATCTCGCGCGAGCGATTTGAAGATCCCCTTCTGGGGTTGAGTGGGGCGGCGCCAACCGGCGTCGCCCGTCGTGGGCGTGCGCGCCCGACACAGGGCCTGCGGGCCAGAGGATGACAGATATGCGGAAGTTCATGCTTCTGGCGGCCGGTTCGACGGTCGCCTCCATCGGTGCCATGACTGCTACGGAACGCCGTCACGGACGCTACATGCGGGCGCCGGACAGCCATCCGACGGGCGGCGGAGCGGTTAACATCGCGGTCCTGCGGACCGAGGCCCAGCGCATCTCCACCGGCATCCAAACGCGACTGGCGACGGCCGAAGGCGAGAACCGCGATCTGACTGCAGAAGAGCAGACCGCGCACGACGCGGAAATGGCTCAGTTGGGCGGTCTGACGAAGCGCATCGAGCGTGCCCAGACCGCGATCACTGCGGCATCGGCGATCGGCGGTGTCACTACCGGTAACACCGGGGCTACCGGCGGTGGCGGGCAGCAGGAGCCGCGCCAGTCGCGCATCACGTTCACAGCGACGGCAGAGAACGCTGGGTTCGCGAACCTCGCCGAGTTCGCCCATGCGGTACGCTGCGCCAATCCGGCCGCAGGTCAGAGCTTCCGCATGGACGATCGTCTGGCGGCACCCGGCAACGTCCACATGGAACAGGGCGATGCGGCAGGCAGCTATCTTGTCCCCGCCGAGTTCCGGCAGCAGATCGTCAACCTCGTGTTCAACGAGGGCAACGATCCGATCATGGATCTGATCGACCCGGATCCGACCGCCTCGAACCGCGTCGTCGGCCTCGGCGACGAGACGACCCCGTGGGGCAATAGCGGCATCGTCGCCGCGTGGCGCTCCGAGGGCGAGCAGATGCAGCCCAGCCGCATGGCGCTCACGCCGCGCGAGACGAAGCTCAACGAGCTCTACGCGTTCGTCCTCGCGACCGAGGAACTGCTCGAAGACGCGCCGCGCGTCGCGACGCTACTGACCAGCCATGCCGCAGCCGCGATCCGGTGGAAGGCAGCTGACGCATTCATGTACGGCGACGGCATCGAGAAGCCGCTCGGCTGGATGAACTCGCCGGCCACGATCGCCGTCGCAAAGGACGCCAACCAGACGGCCGCAACGATCACGGCGTCGAACGTCGCGCGCATGTGGGCCCGCATGATCATGCCCAGTCAGGCAAGCTGGCTCGTTAACAGCGACGTCATGCCGACCATGATGGCGATGAACGACGCTGGCGGGCGGCCGCTCTGGTTCGGCAACTATCAGGAGAGCCCTGGCGGCGTCCTGCTCGGTCGTCCGGTCGTGTTCAACGAGCACTCGCGTTCGGTCGGCCAGTATGGCGACATCCAGTTCGTCAACCCGAACGGATACGAGGCGTTCCGCAAGCAGAACGGCGTCAGCTTCGCGGACTCGATCCACCTCTACTTCGACTACAACATCCGCGCGTTTCGCTGGGTGTTCCGCATCGGCGGTCAGCCAGTGCTGTCGAAGCCCGTCGCGCCCGCGCAGGGTGGCAACACCAAGTCGCACTTCGTGGCGCTCGCCGAGCGCGCCTGATCCTCGACACCGGACTCGCGCCCAGCGCGGGACCGGTCGGATCGTCCGGCCGGTAGCTTTGGAGACAAGACAATGCAGGGCAACCTGGACCCAACCGCTCGTACGGCTATCGCGGGCGTTATCGCCGCGCAGCAGGCCGCACCGGGCGTCGTCACCTCGACCTGGGTGGACATGCGCAATTTTTACGCGCTGCTCGCCGCTCTCAACATTGGCGTCATCGGCGTCGCTGGAACTGTCGACGCCAAGATCGAGCAGGCGACTGACATCAACGGCACCGGAGCAAAGGCGGTCACCGGCCTCGCGATCGTGCAGATCGTCAAGGCGGGCGGAGACAACCGTCAGGCGGCCATCAACGTCCGTCAGGAGGATCTCGACAAGAACGGCGGTTTCCGTTTCGTCCGAGTGTCCCTGACGGTCGGCACCGCTGCCACTTTCCTGTCCGCCATGCTGGTCGGCTTCGACGCCCGCTACGGCGCAGGATCCGCCAACCAGGCCAGCACCGTCGCGCCTGCGATCAGCTGAGGAGCTAGAACATGATCGAGTTCATTCAGGACTATGTGACGAAGGCTCTCCCGCCCGAGTCCTTCACCGATGGCCAGCAGGTCTCGGACCGCTCTGCCGAAAGCGAACTGTACTTCGTGCGCCTCGGCGTTGCCGGCTACGTCGTCGACGGCAAGCTGGTGGATCAGGACTTTCAGCCGATCGTGCGACAAACGGTTATCGTCGTCGCTACGAGCGATCGTCGCTTCGCCGACACTGGGCGTGGCGGCGAGGTCATCGGCTTGGACGCGCCCCAGCGCGCAACCAGCGGTCCCGGCAACGACGCCCTGTTCTCCGGCCAGCCGGAAAGCACGACGCTCGGCGGTGTCGAGTTCGAGCAGCTGCGCGGAGATCTCGCATCGTCGCGCAGCGAGTTCGAAACGTATCGCTCGACGAGCGAAGGCGAAATCGATCGGCTCAAGGGCCTGATCGAGTCCGCATCGGATGCCTTCCGTACGGCGGACACCGCATTCGGCGAGGAGCGCGAGAAGCTCACCGGCGAGCGCGATAAGGCGCTCGTCGACCTGAAAGAGTCGCGCAGCCAGCATGATGGGCTCGTACTGGAATACCAGGGCGCGCGTACGCAGTTGGACACCGCCGCGGCCCGGATCGTCGAACTCGAAGGCCTGCTCGCAGAAGCAACCAAGCCGCCCGAAGGCGACGCTACGACCGCCAAATCGGCGAAGACCAAGTAAGGAGACGGGGCGGTGGTTACGTTCATGCCTGCCGCCCCGCTCAACGGGCTGGCCGTCCTGCCTGACGCGCTGGTTGACCAGTATGTCAAACCCGGCGCCGATCAGGCGGCGCTGCTTAACGCCTTCCGCCTGACTGCCATAGGTTGGGTCGAAGGACACACGGCAAGGTCGCTCGCGCGGCGGCGGTGGGTGGCGATCTTCGACGGCTTCGCCGATGTCATGCGCCTTCCGTGCGATCCCGTTCGCGGCGTTGTGTCGGTAGGCTACTTCGACCATGCGGGCGCATCTGCGAGCGGCGAAGGCATCTGGCGGGTGGTCGGCACGCAAATCTTGCCGGCCATCGGCACCACTTGGCCCGCGACCGCCGATGGCAGCGGTTCGGTGCAGGTGACATTCGAAGCCGGTTACGACGACGTCGCAACGGAGGCTCCTGCTCTTCAGATCGCTGCCTTGTTGTTGATGAAGCACCTGTTCGACGGTGGATCGCTCAACGACGTGCCGGCAACCGTCACGATGCTGATCGATGCGCAGTATCGCACACCGGTGATCGGCTGATGGCGCTCGATGCCCGCAAGCTCGATCGTCGAGTCTTGATCCAGCGCCCCGTTGCAGACGACTCACTCGACGGTGCGGGGTCTGGCGAGTGGGAAGACGTCACCACGGTCTGGGCAAATGTTCAGGATGCCCTGCCGAGCCGAGCCGAGCGGCTTGCCGATGGCATCAATGTCGCATCGCGGCCTGCGCGTGTTCGCATGCGGTACCGTGATGACGTGACACCGAACATGCGCTTCGTGTTCGACGGCCGGACCATGCAGATCGTCGCTGGTCCCGCCGAACTCGGGCGGCGGGATGGCTTGGAGTTCATGGTCGAAGATTATAGCAGCGCGGGCAACAGCGTCTGATGGCCAGCAAGGGCGCCAGCGAGGTGCGTCGCTTCATCGCGCGGTTACCCTCGGATCTGGAAGCGAAGGTGCTGCGCGGCGCTGCACGGGCAGGCGCAACGGTCATTGCCGACGAGGTGAAGGCAACGACCAATTCGCACGAGGTCGCCGAGGCGATCAAGGTCGTCACGAAGCGCGAGGGCGACCAGATGATCGGCAAGGTCCAAGCCAAAGGCCCCGGCGCGTTCCTGGCGCCATGGGAGGAGTATGGCACCGATCCGCACTACATCAGCGTCGACCCCAGCCAAGCCGGCGGGATGAGCGTTCGCCGGATCAACGACAAGGTCAAGGAAGGGTCGCTCGTCATTGGGGGGGCGTTCGTCGGGACGACGGTCCACCATCCCGGCGCGAGTGCCCACCCCGTCTTTCGGCCAGCGCTCGACAGCAAGGAAGCCGACGCGTTTGCCGCGGCTCAGACCTACATCGATACGCGCATCACGCGCGCAGGGATCATCGGCATCGAAGACCGCGAGGATGAAGCATGACTGGCGTCGATATCGTCGGGGGCATCCTCCGCGCTGATGCGGCGACGCTCGAACGCGTCGCCGAGACATCGATCAAGGCCGGCTCGCTGCCTGACGGTGTCGCGCTAACCGCGGTGCTGCTCCGTTCCGTCGGTTCGGCGGACCGCCAGCCCCTGAAACGCCGCGGCTTCGTACGGGTGACCGAGCGGGTGTCGGCCGCGGTCCGTGCATCGAGCTACCGCGAACAGGTCGCCACCGTGAAGGCCATCCGTCGCGCCTGCGCGAGCGTGACGGGAGATTTCGACGGTGCGCAGCGCGTCTCGATCCTCACCGCCGGCACCGGGCCCGACATGCGCGGTCCAGCCGACAGCTACGAGCAGACCCAAGATTTCCGCGTCAGTTACGACGAACCAGCCTGAGGAGAACGACCATGTCGACGACCGAGAAGAAGACGAAGAAGGCCTTCGTGGTCAGGGATTTCACCGACGCCGGCACCGAGACGAGCTTCACCGCCAGCGATGGCAAGCCCGAGACGCTCGTCGAGATCGATGAAGGTGCCTTCGGCAATTACCAGGCGGCCGGCCTCGTCCGCGAACCCGACGACACGAAGCCCGCCAAGAGCGGCAACAAGGTCGACGGCTAACCCATTCCGCCCGGCCAACCGGGCAGGATCCTGCCGGCACCACCCGGCTCGCCCCAGAAAGGTATTACCATGACGTCCATGACTGCGGCGGGCTCTGCGCTCGCCATCTCCGCCGCCAGCCCGGCTACGAACGACATCGCCGGTTTCACGGCACTCGCATTTACCGAGATCGGTGGCATCGAGAAGATCGGCCCGCTCGGCGCGAGCTTCGCGAAGGTCGAGTTCCAGCCCCTCAAGGGCGCCAAGCAGAAGTACAAGGGCTCCGCCGACTATGGCGCGCTGCAGCCGTCGCTGGCACTCGACAGTGCCGATGCTGGGCAGACCCTGCTCCAGACGTCCGCGGACGACGAAACGCAGAAGCTCTATTCGTTCAAGGTCACCCGTCAGGACGGCACGCTGCGCTACTTCCAGGGCCGTACGTTCGGCATGCCCGAAACGATCGACGGTGCCGACACGATGGTGACCGCGGCCCCGGCAGTCGAGATCTGCACGAAGATCATCAAGGCGCCGGCAGCCGTCTAACCACTTCCGGCTGAGCAAGCCGGTTCCCTGGCATCGGCCCGCCCTGCTCGTCGCGGGCGTCTGGGCGGGTCGGTGCGACCCTTCCCGCGAAAGGACTACCCCTACCATGAAGATCGCAACTCTCGCCGTCGCCGCCACGGCGTTCCTCCACCTGAAGGGTCCTGACGGCTCGCTGCTGTACGAAGGCGACGAGAAGGTCGGGATCATGCTGTATGGCCCCGGATCGCCCGAGTTCGCGCGCGTCGAGGAGCGTCAGACCGCTCGCGCGATCAAGCGCATGCAGGACAACGACAACAAGGTCAGCCTCGCGCCGTTCGAAGAACGCCGCAACGACGCGACCGAAGACCTCAGCGCGCTAACGGCCGGCTTCCGTCACATCGAACATGACGGTCCCGACGGCGAGCCGCTGATCGGGGCGGCATTGCACGCTGCGGTTTATGCGGATCCTGGCCTCGGCTGGATCAAGGAGCAGGTGACGAAGTTCGTCGGTGATTGGGGAAAGTTCAAGCCCGGCTCGGTCGGGATCTGATCCTCTTCGTCCGGCAGATGGCGTGGCTGCATGCCACGCCAAAACCGGACGAGCGATCGCGTCGGGCGAAGCTGGTCAACCAGCCCCCGCCCATCAGCCGGCGCGAGCAAATGCGCCGGGACAAGATCACGCCCCAAATGCCGCCCAACCCCGCGCCGCACGTCATCGATCGGTTCATCGAAATGGGGATGACGGAGAGCAACGGCGTGGGGGCCGCTCCACTCAGCTGGCGCGAGATCACCGCATGGTGCGAACGAACATGCATCGATCTTCCGCCGTGGGAATCGCGGCTGATGCGGACGCTATCGACCGAATATCTCGCTGAGGGTCGACGTGCCGAGGTCGAGCACTGTCCAGCGCCATGGCGCGCGGAAATTACGCAACGTGAACGCGACCTTGCAGAGGCGCGGTTGGACCGACTGCTGGGCTAGCTCAGCGGTATCAGAAACCTGACGCTCGGGCGTCGAAAAACAGGAGGCTGCTCATGAACGACGGAACTCCTACGCTCGAGGTAGGCTTCGCGATCAACACCGGCGGGTCGGTCGACGCGCTGATGCAGATTCAACGCGCCATGGACACGACCGAAGCAAAGGTCGTCGTTGAGGCCGCCAGGATAGCCCGCGCGACATCCGACATGGTCAACCTCGGCAAGTCGGCCGCAGAGTTCGCCTCGTTCGATATCGCTGCGACCCGCGCCCTGCAGAACGTCGCCAACCAGAAGAAGGCGACCGAGAAGGCCGGCGAGGGTCTGATCCGGCAGCTTGAGCGTGAGACCGCCGCGTTCGGCAAGACCCGCGAAGAGATGCGCGAAACCCGGATTGCCGAGATCGCGCTCGCTGCCAGCAAGCAGGGCAACACGGACCTGTCCGAGCGCCTCGTCGCAGCAGAGTCCGCCCTGTACGACAAGCGCTTCGCAGCCGCCCGCAAGGCACGTGCCGAGACCGATGCCCTAACGCAGGCGCAGGAGCAGGCTGCCAGCCAAGCGGTGGCCGCAGCAGAGCGCCAGGCTCAGGCATTGCGCTCTGCTGCCTTTGCGCACGACCTGTTCGAGGCCGCGGCACGTCGAGGCATCGCCGCCATGCGCGAAATGGAGGCTGCCGAGAGGGCCGCTGCCTCCACCGCCGAGGCAACGCGGATCCGCGAGGCGGCACACGCCTACGGCCTGTTCGAGACTGCGGCGCGTAAGGGCGCGGCTGCCCAGCGCGAATTTGAGGCGGCTCAGGCGGCAACAGCGCGCGATGACGAGGCCCAGCGCCTCCGATCGGCGGCATTTGCTCATGACCAGTTCGAGGCCGCCGCTCAGCGTGGCGCTGCGGCCCTACGTGCGGAAGAGGCGGCTGCCGCGAGCGATGCGGCCGCCCTTTCGCGGTTGCGCGCCATGATCGACCCGGCTGCGGCATCGCAGAACCGTTTGAACGCCGAACTTGCAGAGGCACGGCGCGTCATGACCGCGGCCGGCGCATCGGCGGCCGAGTTGGGGCGCGCGGAAAGCGCGCTAGTCGAGCGTGCCAGAATGGCGGGCGAACAACACGATCAGATGGCTGGCTCGGCACGTCGCAGCGGCGGTGCCCTGAAGAATATCGCGGTTCAGTTGCCCGACATCACACAGGGCCTGCTCACCGGGCAGAAGCCCATGCAGGTGTTCATCCAGCAGGGCGCGCAGATCTTCCAGGTCGCACAAATGAGCGAAGGCGGGCTGCGTGGGTTTGGTAAGGAGGTAGGCGCTCTCGCTCTCCGCTTTGCGCCACTCCTAATCGGGTTCGCGGCCGTCGGCGCGGGCTTCGCCCTGTTCAACCGGTGGGTCAATGAGGGCGTGAAGTCCGACCAGCTGACGCGTGACCTCGGCAAGATCACCGGCGGCGCCAATGCGACCAAGCAGGAGCTCTACAAGCTGAAGGACGAGACGGTCACATGGGCCGACACGTCCAAGGCGCTGTTCAGCGTCGTCGGCAAGGACATCTCGGACTATTTCGTCGGCGATATGAAGGGCATGTCGCGCGGCGTGAAGGGCGTTCTCGACGACCTCACGGGCTACATGCGCCAGGCCATGGCGGGCATCTATGCAGGCGTTGCGGGCACGAAGGCCTATCTCGGCGAGATCGAGAAGGGCGGCGTAGTTGGTCTCGGCAAGATGCTGATCGGCCAGGGCGATCCAAAGCTTCTCGAGAAGACCTATGGCGCGGCCTACACCGCGGCCGATCAGTATCTGACGAAACTCGGCAAGCGTGTGAAGGTCGCGGCGATCGACAACGCCCGTGAGCGGATCGCCAAGTCGATCGGCTACAACAACATTCCCAAGCCCACGACCGACAAGCACGCTGAGATGCTGGAGCGCGATGCCGAGGCGACCGAGGCGCAGATCCGCAACCTGTATAAGCTCGCGGACGCGTACGGGGTGTCTGGCGCTGCAGCGCTGATCGCCGAGGCCCGCGTTAAGGCGGAAAGCAAGGCGATCCGTCAGCAGGCGGACATCGAGGCAGCCGTCGACCGGCAGGTCCGGCTCTCGATCGCGCAACGGGTATCGGACGCCAGCAAGTCGGCCGCAGCCATGCGCGACCAAGCTCGCATCCAGACCGAAGTGAACGGTGAGGTTGCGGCTGGCAACGTCCCTGCGACGCTCGCGGGCGAGTTGATGCAGAAGCGCATCGCGGAGCTTCCGTTGCTCGCAGCGCTAGAGGCAGCACAGCAGCGTGGCCTGAAGGAGGAAGTCGACAAGGCTACCAAGGCACTTGAGGGGCAGCGCAGCGCTCAAGCGGACCTCGACGCGGCTGCCATGGGCGCCAGGTTCGTCGCCGCGGATACCGCAGCTGACAACCGGCTGGCCGACCTCCGCGAAGAGCTTTCGTTGATCGGCGCAACTGATGCTGCCCGCACCCGGGCGCTCGCGACGACACGCGCCACCCGCGAAGCCCAGGAGATGTTCCCGGGCGCGCTCGCGAACCAAGCGGCGTATATCGCAAAGCAGGTCGAGATCGCCGACAAGACCACGACCCTCGCCGCTGCCCAGCGGTCGTACAATGACGCGCTGACGTTCACCGCCGACAAGTGGGACATCATCGCGGGCAAGGTGCAGTCAGCTGGGCAAGGCATGGCCGAAGCGTTCGGAAACGCAGGCCGCGCGATCGGCGATATGGCATCGATCTACGCCACCTTTCAGGCCGATCGCACGCGGGCGGAGGCTGAGCATCTGGCGCGCATCAAGGAGGCCGGCGCCGACCAAGCCCAGATCGCCCGCGAGAACGCGCGCTTCGCTCTCCGGTCGTCCGGGGCGCAGGTCGCTGCGTTCGGCGATGCAGCAGCCGCTGCCAAGGGATTTTTTCATGAGGGTTCTTCAGGGTACAAGGCCCTTGCAGTCGCCGAGAAAACCTTCCGCGCGATCCAGTTCGCCCTGTCGCTCCGCGCTATGGCTCAGGACGCGATCGAGACCGGCACGAAGCTCGCCACTGGCGCTGCACGGATCGCCGTCGGCGCGACCGAGGCAGTCGTCAACGCGATCAAGTCGCTCCCCTTTCCGCTGAACATCGCGGCTGGTGCAGCGACGATCGCGGCGCTGGCGGGCATCGGCGTCTCAGTGGCCGGATCGTTCGGCGGCGGCAAGAACACCCTGCCCACGTCTAACACCGGGACCGGGACGGTTCTCGGCGACACGTCGGCGAAGAGCGACGGCATCAAGAATGCGATCGATGCGCTCAAGGAGGTCGACACCGTGACCAACACCTTCGCGCGCGAAATGGCCGCTTCCTTGAAGTCGATCGACAGCCAGATCGGCGGCGTCGCGTCGCTGGTCGTGCGCTCGGGCAACATCGACGCGTCGAGCGGCGTGACCGAGGGTTTCAAGGCGAACGCCATCGGGTCGGTGCTCAGCAAGATCCCGGTCATTGGCGGCATCCTCGGCGGGCTGTTCGGATCGAAGACGAGTGTAATCGGCAGCGGCCTATATGGCGGCGCGCAATCGGTCGGCAGCATCCTCGGCGGTGGGTTCGATGCGTCCTATTATACGGACGTTGAGAAGAAGAAGAAGCTCTTCGGCCTCACGACCAGCACCAAATACTCGACGCAGTACGGCGCGGCTGACGCGGGCCTTGAGAATCAGTTCACCCTGATCCTGAAGTCGTTCAACGACGCGATCGCCGCAGCTGCCGGCCCGCTCGGCGTTGCCACTGGCGATGTCCAGGCGCGGCTCAACGGCTTTATCGTCAACATTGGCAAGATCGACCTGAAGGGGCTCACCGGCGAGCAGATCGAAGAGAAGCTGTCGGCGGTGTTCGGTGCGGCAGCTGACGGCATGGCAGCCGCGGCGTTCCCTGGGCTCGAGCAGTTCCAGAAGGTCGGTGAAGGCGTGTTCGAGACGCTGGTCCGCGTCGCGTCGACGATTGAGGCGGTCGGCACGTCGTTGACCCTGCTCGGCACAAACACGCAGACCATGGGGATCGGCGTGAAGCTCGCGCTGGCGGATCAGTTCGACAGCGTTTCAGCGCTGACGGACGCGGCCGGTGCGTACTTCGAGACCTTCTATTCGAAGGAAGAGCAGGCGGCCGCCAAGACCGCGCAGATGAACGGCGTGTTCGCCAGCCTCGGTCTGGCGATGCCCTCGACGTTGACGGGGTTCCGTCAGCTGGTCGAAGCGCAGGATCTGACCACCGCAGCCGGCCAGTCGACCTATGCCACGCTCCTGAAGCTGGCACCGGCATTCGCCGAACTGCAAGCATCGCTGGAAGGGGCAAAGAGCGCGGCCGACATCGCCAGCGAGCGGCAGGATCTGCAACGGCAGCTGCTCGAACTGGCGGGCGACACTGCGGCCATCCGCGCCCTCGACCTCGCCAAGCTCGATCCTTCGAACCGTGCGCTGCAGGAGCAGATCTACGCAGTACAGGACGCCCAGACGGCAGCGGCGGCAGCGAAGACGCTCGCCGACGCATGGACGTCGGTCGGCGACAGCATCACGACCGAAATCGAGCGCATTCGCGGCCTCAAGGGGACCAACACGGGCGGCGGCTTTGCCCAGCTGCTGGGTCAGTTCAACGCGGCGAACACGGCCGCGCGCGGTGGCGATCAGGATGCAGCCAAGAGCCTGCCGGGCCTGTCACAGGCGTTGCTGACCGCAGCGGCCGCATCGGCGACCAGCCGACAGGAGCTTGACCGCATCCAGGCGCAGACCGCAGCGGCCCTCGAAGCCACGAACGCGGCGATCAAGGGTATCGCCGGGGTCGTCTCGCCATCGACACCTACCGGCGAGTCGAACATCACCTTCTTGGACACGGCGGCGATGACCCAGGCGGCGCAAGCTTCCCCGGCAGCCGCGAACGACGACCTGCTCGAAGAGGTAAGGTCCCTCCGCGAAGAGATCGTCCAGATGCGTGCCGACAATAACAACGGGCACGCCACGACTGCCGGGAATACCGGGAAGATCGCGCGGAAGTTCGAGGACGTCACCGCAGCGAGCGGCGGCGAGGCGATCAGCGTGGCGAGCGCCGCGTGAAGGTCGTCACCGCCGGCGGTGAAACCATCGAGCTCGGCACGACCGAGACGGCGCCAACGATCGGCATTATCGACTATAGCAAGCGGGTCACCGACGACTTCGGGGTGACGACCGTCGTCGAGCGCGGGTTCGCAAGGCGCATGTCGGTCCGCCTCGGCGTGCCGTTCGATGATGTTGACGGGTTGCAACGTCGCCTGGCGGACCTGCGTGCGACGTCGGCGATGTGGGTTGCGGACGAGCGGTTCAACAGCCTGTCGGTGCGCGGCTTCTACAAAGAGTTCGAGATCGATCTCGCCGTCCCGCCACTCAGCTTCTGCACCCTCACCGTCGAGGGCATGGTCGCCACAGACCAGTTGACCGACGCTGGCGGGGATCCGGCGCCGACGGGCTACGCTTCGACCCTGCAGCTGCTCCAGCCGGTTATCATGACCAACAGCGTGTTGGCGACCAGCAGCGTGATCGAGGACGATTACCCGGAATGGTCGGCGGGGATCAGCTACGCGCTCGGCGCGCACGTCATCAAGGCTGCCACGCACCGGGTGTATGAGAGCGCGAAGGCCGCGAACGTGGGCAACGACCCGGCAGGCGCGTCGGGGCTCTGGATCGACGTAGGGCCGACCAAGCGCTGGGCAATGTTTGATCAGGCGCTCGGCACGGCCTCGACGGCTACGGGATCGATCGAGGTCACGCTGACTGCCGGGACCGTCCAGGCGGTCGCGCTGCTCGACGTCGTGGCAACCGCAGTGCGGGTGCGCGCGACCGGATACGATCGCACGCTCGCGGTCGGCGCCGGTGCGGTCACCTTCCTAGACCTGCCATCGGTCACTGGCGCGGTGACGGTCACCATCACCGGCCCTAGCACGGTGTCGGTCGGCACACTCCTAATCGGCAGCCTCGTCGCGCTGGGCATCACCGAGGCATCGCCTACCGCGGGCATCACCGATTACAGCCGCAAGGACGTCGACGACTTCGGTGAGGTGACGATCGTCCAGCGGGCATGGGCCAAGCGGATGACCGCGAAGGCCCTGATCCGGACGGACGCGATCGACGCCGTCGCCAACCGCATTACCGCGGTCCGCGCACGGCCGTCGCTCTGGATCGGGCAAGCCGGGCTCGACAGCCTCACGATCTACGGGTTCTTCAAGGATTTCTCGATCGAGGCGGGCGATGGCGTCAGCAAGCTGTCGCTGTCGATCGAGGGCCTGAGCGTGGCGGCGAAGGTGGAGCCGCTCAGCGTCGAGTGGGAGAATATCAAGGACAGCAACCCCGCCAAGCCAAAGCCCGACGACGGTGCAACGAATAGCGCGGATCCTGCGTCGCCGCTGGGGCCGGATGACACTGTCGGCGAGGTGCTCGACTTCCTCGCCGAAGCTCGCCGCAACGCGACCCAGGGGCTGGACCAGATCGCCGCGGCGAGGGCCGAACTCGATCTCGCGCGTGACGATCTCGACCGGGTGCTGCTTCAGGCCCGGCAGACGGTCCAAGCGGCGCTGTCGGGCCAGTTGCTGGAGCAGCGTCGGAAAGCGCGCGTCGACTTCCTGACGCATCTCGACGGTGTTCAGGTGGGAGTGGCTATCCAGAACGAGACGACGCAGCGGGTCGAAGGTGAACTTGCCACGGCAACGACCTTCAACCTGCTTGGGGCGAAGAACTCGACCGGTACGGCCTTCATACTGGATAGCTCGACCGTCCTGGTCGCGCCTGACCAGTCGTTGGCTCAGAAGTTCGTCACCATTGAGGCGGAGTTCTCCAGCGCAGCCGGCGACGCCGCTGCGGCTGTCTCGCGTCTCGACACCGCACTGGCGGATGAGACCAGCGCACGCACGACTGCCATCTCGACGGTGCAGTCCGACTTCACAACGAAGATCGGTGCGACCACGACGCGAATTACCGATCTGGCGACTACCGTCTCCGATGCGGACCACGCGCTCGCACAGCGGATCACCGATCTCAATGCCAGCTTCCAGACCGCGCTGACCGCGGCGAACGCATCGATGGCCACCGTCCAGCAGGCTGTCGCCGACGAGACCGGCGCACGCGCGACCGCGATCACCAATCTTGGTTCCTTGTTCGACACGAAGCTCGGCGCGGCCGTCACTACCGTCACCAACGATTACCGCGAGGCGCTCAGCGACGAGGCGGGCGCACGCGCAACCGCGATAACGGATCTCGGTGCCAGCTTCACGAACGCGCTCGGCAATGCGATCCTCGCCACGACAACGAACTTCAACCAGGCGATCGCGAACGAATCTGGGGCGCGGGCAACGCAGTTCGGCTCGGTCACCGCCCGACTGGACAAGGTCGGAGGCGGCACGGCTTCGATCGAGCAACTGTTCTCTGCGCAGGCGGACGTCCTCGGCAACCTGTCGGCCCGTGCCGGGCTTGCAGTCACCGCCGGCGGGGTCGTTAGCGGGATCTTTGTCACCGCGTCGGACGGATCGAATGGTAAGATCAGCGACATCACCTTCGCGGCTATGACAATCAACGTCAGTACGGCGAAGCTAATCTTCAACAACGGCTCGGTGATGAAGGTGCTCGGCACCGGGTTCGGTGTCGGCAACGAGTTCATAGACTGGTTCGGCCCCTCGATGCCGTTCGCGCAGTGCTCGCGCACGAACGGCATCGTTTGGCAGACGGTCACCGGCGATGCTTATTTCGGTGGCGCGTTGTCCGCTGGGGTCCTGACGAACGGCGGGCAGAGCAGCAGCGTCGGGGCCGACGTCATCGCAGATACCGGAGGGTTCGGCTCGAACGGTGGCAAGATCACCGTCGTCATGACCTGGTCGTACAGTTGGTCGTTGAATGTGACCTACAGCGGCTCTGCCAGTAGCAAGCAATCGTTCGACAATGCCGCAGCTGCGTACGGCGCGACCTCTCAGGACGGCAACTTCTACACGGGCACCCGTGCCGAGACCGGCAATCCAACTCTTGTGCTGGCGCGGGAGATTGGCGGCTCCGCCCGGATCGACGTCGCGACACCCACGATCAGCAAGGGCGTCGGCACGTTCAGTGGCTCTCGGCCGATTGCCGAGGGGGAGCCGGGTCAAGCCACCTTCACGGCGAACTGGTCGGCGAGCCTCACCTACACCGACCCCGACCGCCTCGTCGCCGACCGCCGATTTCTAGCCACCCTCGCGCGCGGGTTCACCGCTGGCAACGGCGCAGTCTCGCAGCGCGTCACCATCATCACGACCGAGGAATAACGGCTATGGCAATCGACGATCAGCTGGCCAACCTTCTGGTTCGGCAGGCGAGCCTGTACGATGTTCTGGAGGAGCGTCAGAACGCCGATATACTGATCCTTGGCGGGACGATCAACGACCCCAACAGCTTCGACCAGAACGGCGGCAAGACTGGACCGCTCGGTTACTATCCGATCACGGACGTCAACGGTACCACGCGTTTTTACCCGTGCCTTGCACGCATGCGTGCGGTGCCTCTCGAAACTGTTGACGTAGCGCTCGCCGAACTTGACCAAGCTGCACAGGCGAAGTTCGCCGAGGTTGATGACCATGTCGCCAACGCCGTCGGCGCATTCACGGGCAAGGTCGATGGTCTTGTTAGCGCTCATAACAGCCAGTCATTCACGGATGCTGAGAAAGCTCAGGCTCGGTCTAATGTGGGGCTTTCAAAGGCGGATGACACGAGCGACGCTGATAAAGCTGGTTACGGTCCCATTGCGAATGCGATCGAGGCCGCTCGCATCAATCCACTACTGACCGCAGAAAAGATTGCCACGGCCGGCGGCAAAATCGTGCCTTACGACTACCGGATGTTAAGCGTACCGCTCAACAGCACTACGAATATATATTCCGCTCTTGTGGCCGCTTTAAACAGCGGAGCTAAACGCATCATCGTGCCAGATTTGCCAGGTCGTAAGCATCGTATCCAGTTACCCCTGTTTAGCAATGAAATTAAGATACCTGCTGGAGTGGAGTTGCGAGGCCAAAGTCCAGGCGTGGGCCTGTATTTCGACAGCATCAACGCAGACGGAATTATAAACCAGCGGCCACTGTTCACTGCGAGCGGCGATGACGTATCTTTGGTAAACCTGAACATTGACGGTGGGTCGATGACGCGTGGGGCGCTGGCCGGGTTCAAAGCCGGCGGCTACCGGAACGTCCTAATTTCTGGAGTAAACTTCACCAACGTCTACAGCCAAGGTATTTGGCTCAATAGTGTTACCGACAGCCGGATCGTAGATACGACCGTAAATGGCATGGCTTACGCGTCGCTTCGTATCGACGGGAACTCGTCGAATATCCACGTAGAGAAATTTACGGCTTATAGTCCGCGCGGCTTCGGCGTGTTCATTCACGACACGGCCCATGACATCGACCTGATCAACATTCGCTCGGCTGATAACGGTCTGGAAACGATCGGCGCTACCGTTCGAACGTTCAACCTCCGCATTCGGGGCGGATACTCACTTCGCTCTGGCGACAATGGCATATCGCTGACGGGTTATCGGTGTTCCGTTGAGGGCTTCATGATCGAGGCCCCGCGCTTTAATGGCATCTGCTTGTACGGCCAGTCGAACAAGGTGGCGAGCGCAACAGTCGTCAACGCTGGGCAAGACAATGTCGGCAAGGCGCCTGCTGCGATGCTGGATTATGCTGCGGTCTCGGTTACTCCGCTATTCGGCGGTATGGGGCGCTGGAACCGGATCGGGGCGGTTGTGGCAATCGATAACCAAGCCGTCGCGACGATGCAGTGGCAGGTTCAATATAAGGCTGGCGCGTACACCGTCTGGTCGACAGGAGAGGCCATCAACACCGCCAACGATGGTTTCACCTATCGTACCGCATCAGGCAACATCTACAGAACTACGGCGTCAGGGACGGCGGGCTCAACTGCCCCTTCGCACACCGTTGGGTCGGTTTCCGATGGCGGAATTGTTTGGGAATACGTTAATTCAACGGTAGCCTATGATGACACGATTTACCCAGATATTTGGGCAGCCGGTGTGGTTACTCCGCTTGGGAAGCGTGTTACTGCTGGCGGCGTTCGGTACGTTGCGACTGGGGCGGGCACAACGGGCACAACCAAGCCGGCACATACGTCAGGGGCGGTCAACGATGGCGGCGTGATCTGGACAGCATACGACGAACTTCCGGTTACCAACTTCGACGCATTCGACAATATCGCGGATGCAGTATCCGGAACACCTGGCACAAGAGGCTACGTCGGTTACGCCGCGACCGCGACCAGCACGGGAAACGCAAATGCGTTTCGGGGGCCTGGCATTTCCATGGAGAAGGTCGCAGGCCGCAATCTCTACGCCATGCGTTTTGTGCAAGGGGCTAGCCCAGTCGGAAATACGTTTGCGCCCCCAGGCTCGACCTCCGAGCGCCGTGACGTGAACGGGAACCTCGTCGGTCTCTACGTCAAAGATTCTGGTATTGGCACAGATGGTTGGCTAGCGACGCAGTTCGCCAAGTCTGGTACAACAGCGCAACGGCCTACGCTGCAAAACAACAACCAGCTTGGAACCCAATTCTTCGATACGACGCTGGCGAAACCTATTTTTTGGAATGCGGGCAACCCCGGCGTCTGGCGCGATGCAACAGGTACGGTTGTCTAGAACACTTGCCTATCCGGAGGCGGCAGTGCAGATTTCGATTATGCAAAAAAGGACCGGCACGCTCGTCAATCTACAGATATGCCGCTTTTTAGCGGCAATTTCCGTAGTGATGGTTCATGTTCAACTTGAGGCGATAAAGTCTCACATCGGAACGCCATCAAATATCGCCGCTTCTCAGAGCTTTCCGTGGGGTTTCGGTGTCGATATATTTTTCATTATCTCCGGCTTCATGATGATTCACGCGTCCCGTCGATATTCGGGTGGCGTGGTGGATGCAGTAGATTTTTTTAAGCGCCGCCTTTTCCGCGTTACTCCACTTTATTGGATTTTCACCGCGTTAACCGTGGCGCTTCTCATGGTGAAAGCCAGTACTCGTGCTGACCTTGCTCTATATCATGTGGTTTCATCGCTATTTTACATTCCACTTATCAGCCCCGCTGGACGGATAAACCCAGTGTTAAGCATTGGGTGGACGATAAACTATGAAATGTTTTTTTATGTAGTATTTTCGCTCACTCTGCTCTTGCCTACGCGCTATGGGCGCCCCGCGCTTTTTGCGGCCCTATTGGCTTTGATGGCTCTCGGCTTCGCGATTGGTGATGGTGTTGGACCGGTGTATTTCTGGACACGCCCAATTTTACTCGAATTTGTTTTCGGATGTGTCACCGCTCTTGCATTTCATAAGGGCCTATCGCTTCACCCGGTAGTGGCTCTGCTGTGCGTTGTGATCGGCGCCGCTCTCCTTTTTGTATCCAGTGCGTACGGCATCGCGGAGGGGCAAGCCTACCGTTGGTGGTCGCTGGGCATCCCCGCGGCTCTGATCGTAGTGGGCATTACGTTCACAAAGCAGCTATCCGACGCAGGAATAGCGAAGAGGTTTCACCAACTAGGAGATGCGAGCTTCTCGCTATACCTAGCCCATCCATTCGTTGTTCTTGCGTGCTCAATGGCGTGGACGAAAGCAGGGCTGCACTCCTTCTGGGCGTTCGCCGCTCTGAGTTTGATCGCTTCCACCGCCGCTTCCATCGTCGTCTGGAGAGTGATCGAAATGCCAATCCGCCGAGCCCTGGCAATCCCGCCGAGAGAAGCTGCCTCGTGAGCCGATCCGCCGATCCAAAGCCGCTTGCTGCTCTAATGCTTCTCACGCTTCTATTCAGCAGCGCCTCAGTGCGTGGGCAGGACCAGCCGTTCAAAGATCAAGCGGCGGTATATCGCGATAGATCAGGCGTATCGATTTGTGCGCTCGGCGATAGCATAACGGACATGTCATCGGACAACACTTCTCGCGTCACACAGTTTGCGGCCGATGGGTATATGACGTGGGCGCAAACGCTAACGGGGCATCGAGCTTATTTTGACGACAGTTTGAATTTTGGCGTCAGCGGGGACACGATCGAGAAGGCTGCCGCCCGAACGCGCCTCGTTATCGCGTCCCGCTGCCAGATGGTGGTGGTTCTTCTAGGGACAAATGACCTACCGCGCCCAGAAAGTTCGCTCAAAATGTTCAACGACTGGCGGAACAAGGTTGTTTCACCTCTTCTCAACGCGAAGGTCACTGTCGTTGCCGTTGCAGTGCCTCCACGCGAAGACATGTCCGGCGCGGCAAATAGCAAACGAACGCAGTTTAACGCGATGGTAAAGCGCTTCGTCAACGCGGAGGCACTTCTCGGCCAACGCATTTCAGTTGTCGATGCTCAGGATTGCTTAACGTCTCCGAGCGGCCCCGGATCGTCGCTACATGACAGCCTTTATGACGGCACACATCCAAGCCCGATTGGCGCGTACTGCATTGGGAAGTCGCTGGTCGGCGCTATCAGCCGGAAGTTTCCTGAGCGAGCCTCTCCGACGGACGAAGCTACGCTCAACACCAACCCGGCCATGATCGGCGCCGATGGATTAACCCTGGCGCCAGCACAGGGCCAAGTCGCTACCGGCTACAAAGCATATCGGGGTGCAGGAACCTCGGATAAGACAACGTTTTCCGTTGCGAAGCCACGCGAAGCAGCAGGATGCCGAGATCCGCAGCAGGTAGTTGTTGATATCTCGGGGCAGGGCTCGTCGGCTGAGACCTACATAGTGCAGCCGGAAGCTTCGCCGACCTCGGGAGTTAAGCCGGGAGTAGCCGTCCAGTTGGTTGCTCAAGTTCAGTTCGCGGAGCCACCGGTAAACCTAGTGGGATTCGAACTTCACATGGCAGAGGTCGGGCCTCCATCGCCCCGTCAAGCTATCGATATGGTAAGACAGCCCGGTCAGCCGATGCCTAGAGTAGCTTGGGGCGGCGTACTCAAAACCCCGCCGTTTGTGTTGCAGCCGGGCACGACATCAATCACCAGTTACATCAGGGCAGTCATGGATGCGAGCAAAGGTGTCGGCTCGGTAAACTTCTACGTGTGCAGTTATCGAATGAGGATTGTGCGCTAAGCTAGCTTTGCGCAGTCCTGCAATTGCTCAACTGAACGGAAAACATGCTGCCTTTTTCACTCCCGGGCACAAACCTTCCAAGTGCCACCTAGTCGCCAGAATGGCTGCAGCTGCAAGCCCGGCGTTGATCGAGGCGCTCAAAAACTGCGATCGCTGTCCGATTGCAGGACGTACAAGCCATTCGTGAATGACGGCGAGAACGATAAAGATCACGATCTGTATTCGAGTCTCGACCGTCAAAAATGTGTGCCGGGCTAGCGCTGCCGCGGCCGCAAATCCAAGGCCGATCGCGGCGCTTCGTGCTACTTCATTCAGTGACATTCGGCAGTGGCTAGCATCGCGAGCCTAATAAGCAAGAACATCGAAGCGGCTCGATGATACTAGCTTCGCCGCAGCTAGTACGCTCGCCGGAAAACTCTCAATGTTCCGCAGTCCATCCTCGCGGAGTGTTCATCATCGGTGCCTGGCAGTAGCGGCACACGCTCGTGTCGCTACCGTCGCCGTGAAATACCGTGCGTCTACGCGATCGGCGATGTTTTCCGATCAAGCATTTCGCCCGGCCAATTAGCTGCTTCAACATTCCGCCCCCAATCGATCGACCGTGCCTCGCTTTGGTCGAGTTGGCGAATGAATTCCACGTCACGGAGTCTCAGACATGAACACTAGCAACATCGCGACTAATACGGTCGCGGGAAGGGATGACGCATGACTATCGCAAACTCAAGTTTCGCGGCACGCGCGGTCGCGGAAGGACCGCAGACGCTTGCCCCGCCTAGTTTCAACGGCATGGGCTGGCTCGTCGTAATCAACCTTGCAATGATGACGATCGCGACCTTGATCGGGATCATGGTCATCGTAAAGCTCGCCGGCGATTGGGTGAAGCATCGCAACACAGACGTCTGGCTGTCCCCGGCGAGCATTTATCGTGTGCTCGGTATCCTCTTCGCAACAGGCATTACGATCCGATGCGGCGCGGAGATGGTCAGCCTATGGGGCTGGAACCCCCACGACCCCGTCGCGACCGGCATCTACCTGACCGCCAAGCGACTGTTCGACCCGATCGCGGTCAGCTGCGGCATCACCGGGCTCATGGTCTACATCCTGTCAGAGCCCGGCATGATCGAGCAGCAACGCAAGATTCCGTTCCCGGTCAACATGTGGCTCGCGTGGCCCATGGTCAAACGCATGCTCCGACTGGGCCTCCTCACATTCATCGCCGCGATCGGCGTGGTCTCCACGCGATGATCTGGCGGTTGGGGGCAACCGCTGCCGCGGTAATTCCGGTCGCTGCTGCGGCCGTTGCAAAAACAGGGGCTACCGTGACGACTTCGACGCCAACCATCTGGTTCTTCCTCGGCTATCCGTTCGAGGCGGCTGGCATGATTTCTGCTCTGTTCGGCTGCGTATCGGCCCGGTTCTGGATCGGTGCCGGCGAGATCGCGCGCCGCGAGCACCGTTGGATCCTCGACGCGCCGGTATCGAGCATGACGCTCGCCGTCGCGGCCGGGCTTGTGATCAGCCTGCATCCCGAGCCGCTTAGTGCCCTGCTCTATGGCGGCGGTGTCGGCATCCTCGGCGAAGGTGTCTTCAAGCTCGCCGAGCAGCGCATCGACAAGCTGAAGGCCGTCATGGGCCTGGGCGACAAGCCCGCGGAGTAACGGCCCGCCTCAAGCGTCCAGGAGGTCGCGAAGCGGGCCGGCCGCGGCACGTTGGAGGAAGCCACGGCGAGGGCTGAACCGCTCGCCGACGATATCGCCTCAACCAAAAGGAAAAATATGATGACGACGGCTCTTGAGCCGGCGTGGCTTCGCCGCGCCCGGTCCCTTATCGGCACGCGCGAGGTTGCCGGTGCCGGTAACAGCGCAACGATTCTCGGATGGGCGAAGGCCCTCGGAATCAAAGTGCTCGGCATCGCCTACAATGCCGACAGCGTCCCTTGGTGCGGCGTATTCGTCGCACACTGTTTCGCCGACACCGCGCCGACCATTCCTCTTCCTAAAGTTGCCGTACGTGCTTCGGCGTGGGACGCGTTCGGGCAGGAGGTGAAGCCGTGCCTTGGTGCGGTCATGCGCTTCGCTCGCCCTGGCGGTGGTCATGTCGCCTTCGCGGTCGGCGAGGACGCAACGCACTTCCACGTCCTGGGCGGCAACCAAGGCGATCGGGTCAGCATCATGCGGATCGAGAAGTCGCGCCTCGTCGCCTGTCGGGCGCCGATCGGATGGACCGGCCCGAAGCTCGCCCTTCCCAAGATGTTGGCGACCGCCGGCATCCCCGTTTCCCGCAACGAAGCCTGAAAGGACAAGCATGAAGAAAGCTCTTCTCGCCGCGGTCGCCGCGGCGGTGATGACGTGCAGCTGCTCGACGATTGCGGCGCCCTCGGTTTCCGCCATCGATCGCGCGCAGGCTGCGTACGATCGAATCGCAGGATCTGCCGAACTGATCTTCCCGTTCGTGTCGCCGGAGCGGGCTGCGCGGATCCGCCTCGCGATTGCGCTGACAGAGCGGGGTCTACTCGCTGCGCGGAGTGCCGCGACGGCTGCTGAAAAGCTGGCGGCGCTGAAGCAGGCGGAGGCCGCGACCGCGGCGATCGAGGTCGCAACAGCGCCATCGCCGTAACCTTACTTCCTCAGCGCATGCATGACCGTAGTATGATGGCGTCCAACGGCGCGCGCGATCGAACTAGTGCTGAAGCCTTCGTCGAAGAGGCGCTTCCACATCGCCCATCTTGCCTGGACGATCGCGACGGTTCGAGCCGATCCCATGACGTCATCGGGCTCGACATCGTGGGCGGCAGCCACCTCCGCGGCATAGCGCTCGATCCGGGAGGCGGATGGTGCGGGGCTGATCATAACGAATCCACGATGCTATGTTCTCGTTGCGTTCCATAGAAGGGCGGAACGAAGAACGCGAGTCCGGCTCGCTATCGCGATTAGCCTATTGAGGTGTTGCGTCGCTGATCGCGTCGACCGCTGCCGCTATCCGGCGCCAGTCCTCGACCGCCACGTGATCGCCTAAAACGTCGCCGAGCTGCTCAATGATATAGTCTGAGGTCAGTGCGCCATGCTCGGCGAGGATCGTGCCTGCCTTCATCATCACGTCGCGGTCGCTCATCATATGTCGAGGTTGCGCCGTTTGATCTCGGCGAGCAGCGCGTTGGCGACCATGTCGTTCGCGCGGCCGGTCGTTTGCTCGTACGCTTCCAACAGTTCGGCGTCTGCCATCTCACTTGGCTTCGGTGTCGGATCTTCCATCCGCTCAGACTATGCGCGAAGCCCCTGCCCGTACAACGGCCATCTTCGTGCTTTGACTCGGAAAACGTCGGTCCGATAGCGACCAATTCCTGTTCAGGAATCGGACCCGTGCTTCGGGGATTTGATGAATTACTCCTCTGTGATTTGAGAGGTAACGTCCAGAAGCCCAGACGCTCGCCTGGCACGCACGCTGATCGGCGCATTGGCCTCGAAATGCGCCCTATTTCCTTCACCCAAATAATCGCGAAAATCTCCCATGCGACCCTTTACTATTACTGTTTCGCCGAACAATTCGTCCCCATCCGGCAGAGGCGCCGGTTTCTTCGAATGCCATTGAACCAAAACGGTAAAACTCCCCCCACTCTCTGAAGCAAATTCTCCAACATAGATGGTCGAACTCAACGGGTTAGATTCGGTACCGTGTATAAAACCGAAAGATTCCTTAGTAAGCTTTAGCGTCCCCGCTTGAGCGCCCGACGGCGCATCTTTGGTCGACAATGAACCTATCAAACCAATCTTCTTCGATCCTTGGTTGGTCATTAGACAAGTCGGCGCATCTGGAACCGTAATGGTTACTTTGGAAGCTCCAGATCCAGACACAGTTTTAAACAGGTGTTCCAGCCCCCCTTGAACATCAGGATCGGCGAGAGCTTTCTTGGTGATACTGATTTCTAGTTCCGTGGGGGCTGGCCTGACCTCGGGCGCAACCGGACTCGCTAAGCCAAGATCGATGGCGGCTATTATCAGAAGGCGGGAAAGTGGCCCCAAAATCGTTAGTCCATCGGCGACGGTCCCTACTGGGTTATCGGCAAGACTATTGATCGCACCCGATTTTAAACGCGGTAAAAAGCCTAGTTTTATAGATCCAGGACGAACCGCAGCAAGATAGACGCGAACGCTATCACCCCGATCGACCTTACTAAATCCGCTCACATTATAGATTGCACTCAACACCGTATCGAGATCGGTCGCGATCTCCAAAACTATGTTTGGCTCCAGTATGTTTTCGTTTTCCGGCCCAAATTCAAATTCGAACGCGATAAGGCTGTTTTGCATACCGCATGGTCGCGCGGGGTAGGTCACGTGTCAATCGTGTTCGAACGTATCGCTGCCGCTGAACGAACGCCGTCGACGCAGGCCATGTTGGTATCGCGCTGGTATCGCAAACTGCCTGTATGAGTTCTCAAGTGCACGGCTATTGCTGCACCCTTCCCTCGTATGTCGGCAGAAAGTGCAGCATTGGGAGCAATCGCGCTGCAGAGGTCAGGGGTGATCGGGGCGCAGCATCGTCCAAGCTTCCAAGCCAACTGATCGTGCCAGCTTGTCGATTGTATTGAGGGTTGGATTCGCCCGTCCGTTCTCGACCGCTGAGAGGTATGTTGGCGAGACCCCCGTTTGCTCAAATATCTGCGATTGCGTCAGGCCAAGCTCCCGGCGTCGCTGCTTCATTCGCCCCCCGAACAATCGAGCAGTCGGCGATATGCAATCGTCCAGGTATATGGCTTCGGTCATAAGCGCAGGAATTTTATCATACCGCTCCGACCTCGCAAGTCGGGTCATTCCTAGGATCGAAAAACGTAGACTTGAGGTTAGCCATCACACGCGGGACGATCGGCGCGGCCGAAACGTCAACGCCCCCAGTACTACAAGCCATTGATATCGCTTACGTCGCAATCAAGCAGCGATCGGGCAACCGTCGTTGATAACAAACGACTTTACCGCTCCACGGCTAAACCGTCGGTTGTGCTAGCAAGCCGGTAGACCAGATGGGATGGGCTCAGGCTATCTGTGCTGCTAACACCGACTGCATGGCCGAAGATGAAGCGTCAAAAACCGTAGAAAAGGTGCTCCAGTCCGCACGGGAGGTTCGCCTTGGAAAAGGCGTCGTTGGCAAGACTGGTCATATTGTGATTGGCACATTGGCGGTATGGGGCGGCGTTGTCTGGCGGCTTGGCGAGAACCCTGTCGCGAACGGAACCCTACTGATTGCTGGGATGATCGCGACGCTATTCGCCTTCTGGTGGATACGATCCATCCAAAGTTTTGCGGAACGCAATCCGGCACAAGCGATGCTCGAAGGTGCTGAATTCTTAGAGTATCGGCGGCTTGAAGTGCAGGCGAAGGGGACTCCAGCCCTTGAACAGCAACCTTCGATCATCGACGCCAGTGATACAATCCCACCTGTTCTAGAGGCATCATGAGCGTCTCCTTCTTTCTGATGACCATCGGGGCTAAGGCCTCGATACCTTACGACGCCATCGAGGTTAGCTTGGAGAATGATCGCTCTTGGCTACGGCTCCACGGCAATACCTACGTCGTGGCTACTGACGCGAGCGCGAAAGACCTATTTGAGCGAGTGCACGCCAAACTGACTGCCCACGATACCCTATGGGTTATAAAACTCGACCCTTCCGAGCGGAAGGGTAGCATCCCAAAATTAGCGGCAGATTGGATACGGGACAAATTGATCCAGTATCCTCAGCCGCCGCGCCGAACGCTGTCTTGATGTCCTAGCCGCATGTCACAAGCGACTTTGGTATCGCAAACTGCCCCCATCTGCTGCGCGATCCAGTAGCAACTCTCGACCTTCCTCTCGTATGCCGTCCGAAAGTGTAGCGCGGGAGTAATCGCACTGTAGAATGCAGGGCTGTTCACGCTAACTGAAAACCCTGACCTCTTCGGCCGTCATTTACCCCCGCTCAAACGGCATCTGGCTTCTCGGTTGGCTTTGCCGTTCCGGCGATGCCGGCGGCAAGCCCAGCGAGACCCGCGGGAATCATGGCGGAAGAACTACCTTTCACTGGGAGAAGACCAACAATTTTCTCGATGATATCTGGCACCTTCTCCAGTTGCTTGAAGATGGCAGGATTCGCTAAAAATTCCTGCAAAGGCGTCGAGTGATTGTTTGGATCGAGCAATCTTATTGGAGCCTCCTCAAGGCGAGAAAGCGCCGACGAGAACAGCCGGGCCTGTAGCTCGGGGTTAATATCAGCGGCCTCCGCCCGGTATCCTTCATATGCCTTCGCAACCGAAGCTTTGAACGCATAATCTTCGGCTAATCGGAACGATGATCCGATTTGTTTCGTCGAAAGCCACGCAAACCATACCGGTCCACCCACCCCAATTACAGCCAGCAAGCCGTTGACTATGACTACGGCAGCGGAACGATCAGAAACGAGAACATCTTTAAGGGTATGCACCCTCTCCGCACCCACGGCCAAAGCAACGAATAACGCGACAACCAACCCCAAAACCCAAATCCCACCGGCGAGACTCAGGCTCTTTTTACGTTCTTCAAATGCAGCGGCTAGGCCGACGCCAGTTGAGCCGCGGAGCGCCTGTTCAGCCCGTTTGATAAGGCTATCAGCCTGCGCCAGGACTGGAGGTATTCTTTGTGATTGAAGCTCAGCTTCCGAACTAAACCCCTCAATGTCACCGGCAAGCTTTCCAGACTGCTCCTGTATGAGCTTCAGCCCAACCTGCCCCTCCTCAAGGTCTGCCATTACGATATCAAGCTTATCGGCCGTTTCATGTGCCAACTCGATTGCAGCAATCTTATTATCTAACGACAGTGATCTAGGTTCGAGTTTCGTCAAAACCGCCTCAACTCGGCGCAGTCGCTGCATTAAATCACGGGGCACCAAGCCGTCATCTTTTATATCTTCCCAGTTCACTTTTGGTTCTATGACTGGAGGGTCCGGTAAGTTCACGTTGATCAACGATATAAGACCGGCCACGCTGCCTAGTACCGCGTCCCAATCGCTACTTACATTAGCAAATTGAACCTGATCTGCCGATACAGGAATAGATTTAAGAAATGCAATGATCTCTGGTCGCTTTAGCTGCCCCGCCGTAAGCTGCTCTATTCGAGTCGCCGTTGAGTCTATCGATGTCAAAATCATCGAAGCGGAAAATGCGGGCGCGTTCCAACCAAATTGCTGGCTCATAGGCATCGCCGTATTCCAAGCGCTATTCGCAAAGGTTTGTTCAAGCCGTTTACCCATTGCTCGCAACGCGTTGGCAATATCGGTCGTACTGTTCGCCATGGTATCCCCCTGTTTTCAGTGAGGGTATGGGGCGTACGTGCCGCTGGCAACGTACCTTATCGACGCCCGAAGTAAGTTAGCCATTATACGGAAGCCGCCTTAGAGCGCCGGCTAGAACGAGTGCTCGGTTAGACTGACTAAGCCTCTGATAAAAGACGAATATTCGAGGCCCGGTCGAACTCACACCGCTTAGCCGCGCAGTTGCGAATGGGTGTGGCTACCTTGTGCTGCTCAAACCCGTACGCTGATCAACCGGAGGCTGGAAGGCACCGCTGTTTGCGATGGAGCGGGTGAAGGGAATCGAACCCTCGTCACTTGCTTGGGAAGCAAAAGCTCTACCATTGAGCTACACCCGCTAACGGCGGTCTACGCCTGTCGGTCCGGGTCTTGCACCGGCTCTCGATGACCG